ACACGTTCATGGTGCCGACCGGCGAATGGGCCGGCGGCACCATAACCGTGGACTTCTTGACCACCAACGCCGACCCCCAGTTGTTCGTCAGGAAGGTCGGCGATCTCAAGTTCTCCTCGGCTGGATACACCATTATCCGCCGCGTGGTCTGCGAGTCCGCGTCAGTGAGCGCCCAGGCGGGCGAACTGGTTCGCGGGTCGTTCAAGTTTCTGATGACTGATTATCAAGGCACATAGCCGGCAGGATGCCGCACAGCAAGCACTTTCTGGAGCAGATTGATATGGCACTTGATCGTAAAAGCATCCTGGCAGTCGACGACGTTCGCAAGGAGAAGTTTGCCGTTCCCGAGTGGAAGGGCGACGTGTTTCTTCGTGTCCTCACTGGCACCGACCGCGATCGTTTCGAGGAGTCCTACGCCGACCAGAAGATGAAGGCGTTCCGTATCCGCTTCCTCCTGCTTGCCTTGTGCGATGACGACGGCAAGCGGTTGTTCAGCGACGATGAGGCCGACATCCTCGGCAAGAAGTCTTCGGTGGTAATCAACCGCCTGTTCGAGGCCGGCTGGAAGCTCAACGCCTTCACGCAGGAGGCAGTGGATGACCTGGGGGAAGATTCGCCCTCCGGCCAGAAAGGCGCTTCTACTTCCGCCTAGCGGCAACGCTGGGCATGAGCGTGAAGCGGCTTCTGGCAGAGGTCGACAGTAAGGAGATCGCCGAGTGGTATGCGTTTGATCAGAGATGGCCGCTGCCTGACCCCTGGGGTCAGACGGCCAGACTGTGCAGGGTGATCATGGCCTCGTCGGGAAACTACAAGAAGCACGACCTCCCCGACGAGTCAGCGTTCATCCCGAGCGTGGTCAAGCCAGAGCAGTCGAAGTCGCAGATCATGTCTGAGTTGATGAAGCTGAGCACGCCAATTCAAGGATGAATCGATGGCAAACGGCTACCTCGGCAAAATCAGTGCAGTTGTTTCGGCGAATACGGCCGACTTCTCGAGCAAGCTCAATGCTGCCGCGAAGGACGTTCAGAAGTTCGCCAGCAGCATGCAGGGATCGCTGACGAGCGCCCAGTCAAGCTCATCTTCTGCGCTTCGGGGGATATACACCGATGCGCAGAAGCTCGAGCGGGCTCTGACGGCGATCTCGACGAGGAAGTTGTCGTTTCGAGGCTTTGCCGACAAGGACATCGACACCGCCGTAGGGCGGATGCAGGCTCTGTACTCTGCGACGGAGCAGATAAACAAGCCGCTCGCGTCTGCCGCGAAAGCCTTCAGCAAACTCCCGGCGGAGATTCAGGGGGCTTTCCTGCCGGCGTTGATTTCGTCGCAGAAGGCCGCTGAGTCGCTAGCCGATGAGATTAATCGAACCGGAAAAGTCAGCGAGCAGCGATTTGACGCCGTTGCCGCGAAGATCGAACGAACGACTGCGGCAATGTCCAGGCTCAAAGAGGCGTCATCGCTCGTTTCTGGGCTGGCGACCGGCAGAGAATTGGCATTCCAGCGACCCGAAATGGTCGCTGAGACGCGGCGGTCAGCATCGCTTCACTCGGACATCGGCAGACTGCCGGCGGCAGACATCGGCGGATACGCCGACCTTGTCACGCAGCAGCGGGCCGCAGCAGTTGAGACCGAGCGGCTCGCCGCCGCCCTCGAGAAGGCGAAGCTTTCCCGAAACGCCGACGTAGCCGCCGCGACTGCCGCCTATCAGTCGCAGCTCGCTGCGCAGAGGCAGTTGAACGACGAGATAGAACGTCGCGTCGGGGCGCAGGAAGCTGCGAGCAAGAGGGCGGCAGCAGCGGCAGGTGCGGAGATCGCCGTCCTCCAGAGGCGTGCGCAAGCAGAGAAGACAGCAGAGCTAGAGCGACAGGCTCAGGCTCAGAGGACGGCCGACGCAGAGATCGCTCTTCTCCAGCGTCGAGCACAGTCGCAAAAAGATGCCGAACTTGAGCGACAGGCTCAGGCTCAGAGGACGGCCGACGCAGAGATCGCCGTCCTTCAGAGGGTTCAGCAGGCCGCCAAGGCCGCGGAGCTTGAGAGACAGGCCCAGGCCCAGAAGATTGCCGACAGCGAGATCGCGAACCTCCAGAGGGTTCAGCAAGCCGCCAAGGCCGCCGAGATTGAGCGACAGGCTCAGGCTCAGAGGACTGTCGATGCAGAACTCGCCGTCCTCCAGAGGCGTGCGCAAGCAGAGAAGACAGCAGAGCTAGAGCGACAGGCTCAGGCTCAGAGGACGGCCGACGCAGAGATCGCTCTTCTCCAAAGGGTTCAGCAGGCCGCCAAGGCCGCCGAGATCGAACGGCAGGCGCAGTCGCAGAAGACGGCAGACGATGAGATCGCATCGCTTATACGAAGAGAGCAGGCCGCGAGGGCGGGAGCCACGGGCGGCGAAGGCAGCCTCGGACTCGGCCTAGACATCGAAGCCCCCGCCCGACAGCTTGGTGTGCTCCAGGGGAGCATCTCCTCGCTGAAGAGCGTGATCGACACACTGCCAGAGCCGATGCGGGCGAGGTTCGTCCCCGCGATCCGCGAGGCAGAGGCCGAGTTCATTCGACTGAGTACGGCGGCGGTGCCGATTGCTGCCGACATTGAGGCCGCTCGGCAGCGACTCATTCATCTGACTCAGGATGCCACCCGAGCCACGCAGGCGATGAACTTCTCGCAGTCGTTCGGTGGCGCTGGCGCAACTGGCGTAAACCTCGGCCTGGATCAGCGCGCCCTTCAGGGCTACAACGCGCAGTTGCAGATTCTGCAAGGTGCGATCTCGCGGGGCAGTGCCGAGGCCAGAGGGCCAGCCGTCGCGGCGTTTGAGCGGTTTCGTGCCGCTGTCTCAACCGCCTTCGACGAGGGCACCATCGACTCTCGCGCGATGCGAGCGCAACTCGCAGCGCTTCGCACTGAAGCCATCGCCGCAGCCGCCGCAGCGGGCGGGGTGCGCGTCGGCACGTTAACTCGCGAGGTTTCAAGGGCCGGTGACGTTGGCAGGGCTGGGTTTGACAGATTCGGTCTTGCCCTCAATCAGGCAGGCTACGCCATCGACGACTTCATGTCTTCGACGGGCGGCCTTGAGTTCAAGCTTCGCGCCGTCAGCAACAACATCACGCAGATGGCGTTCATCCTTGGCGGCACGACCGGCCTGTTCGTCGGGCTCGGTGCGGTCATCGCAGGGCAGGCCGCCGTTGCCATCATAAAGTTTATGAACAGCGGTCGATCCGCAGAGGATCAGACAAAGGCACTCAACGACGCCCTTGCAAAACAGAAGAGCCTTGTCGACGGTTTGGCGGAGTCCCACAAAGCGCTCGCTGACGCGATTCTGCGAGGTACAACGTCAAGCTCGTCGGAGTCCGAAAGGAAGATCGTAGCTGGACAAGCCGACTTGCGGCGACAGTCCGCAGAACTGTCGGCCGAACGCAAGGCGACGGCGGACACGGCTCCTCTTGCTCCGCAGTCGATCTCGCGGATGATCGGTGAGTTCCTCGAGACCCGCCAGAGACGCAACGAGTTTCAGGGGGTCGCCGAGCTTCGTGCCGAACTCAACAAGCTTGAGAAACAGCTCAAGGCAGCCACGACCGTCGGCGAGCGGGCGACGATTCAGGGTCGCATTCGCGACACGGGGCGAGCGGAACTGGCGACCAGGGGTCGTCTGGCGGCAGGGCAGACACCAGACCAGACCGTCGTTCAGTCGGCGATCAGGGGGTCGGCTGACTCGTCGGAAAATGCGTACAACGGCACATTCCTTGGGTTCAACACGGAGCAGATGTTTGCCAACGCAACTACGCTGGGTGGGTCGTACTTTTCGGGCGTCAATAATGCGAGATATGACCAGCAGATCGCAGCAAACGAAGGTCTCCGCGGCCTTGCAGCACAGGTGCCGACATCTGTTCAGGGTCAGATCGAGGCGTTGCGCAAGTCGCAGGAACTGAAAAGGCCCGAGCAAGGCCAGCGGGATCTGGGTTTCATCCCGACTGGCGTAGCGATTGACGCCGACCGCGAGATCGCAAAGTTCGAGGCGATGATCCAGTCGCTGCAAAAAGTGATAGAAAGC